AGTTCGGCCGCCGCGTAGGTGTGGGTGATGTACGCACCGCCACCACCGCCACCACCACGCGCCGCAGCGATGTTGCCGTTGCAGCCTGCCCCGCCGCCACCAGCCCCCAGCACTTGCACGATGACCGTGCGTGCCGTGGCGCTCTTGGTCCATGTGCCCGATGCGGTGAAGTCCGTCACCACGACGACTCCGGGCGGGCTGGCAATCAGCAAGTCCCAATCGGCCAGCGTGCCCGTGCCGCCGATGGCGCTGATGGTCAGGGTCAACGTGCTGCCGGTGTAGCTGGCAACAACACCCCACATCCAATTTGCCCGGTTGGCCGCGCTGCTGGCCAGCACCGGCTGCCCGGCGACAAACGCCTTACCTGTCTGCGTCGTGAACACCTTGGAGCCAGTGCCGATGGCCAGCGATGTCGTGCTGGTGCCACGCGCCGTGCTGCTCCCGGTGTTCGCCAGGATGTCGGCATAGAGCGCGTAGATTTCTGCCGTCTGCTGGTTGACCGCTGCGGTGTCCGCGTTCATCTCGGCCTGCAGCGTGGGGAACGCCCCCAGGAACGCATCGGCACGCGACGCGAAGTTGGCGCTGTCGCTGCGAGACGGCGGGGTAGGCAGTGCGGTGATGGTCATGTCAGCCCTTCGATTTCAAGTGAGCACATGGCGTAGCTCTGGTATTCGTAGACGATCTGGAAGTCCCGGAACCATCCAAAGACCACCAGGGGAGCAAAGGTGTCGGTGTCGTCAGTGCCAATCCACACGCACGGCGTAGCCCGAAGCCCGGCCAGCAGTTGCTGAACCCTGCGTGTGTCGCTGCGCGCCAGCAATAGCTGCTGGTTGGATCGACGGGCAAACGCGCGCTGAAGCAGCGCGGTCGTGCCGAAGTCGTCTGTCTCTTTGCGGCTGTAGTCGGTGATGCCCGCCGATGCCCCGCGCAGGGTTTCGCCAACGGGATGCAGCACGCCTAGCACCAACGCGCCGATGGACACCGCATCTGCGCCGGTCAAGGTCACTTCGATGGATGCCGTCAGGTAGCGCGGCAGGCCGCTGAACAGCAGTTCGCCGGTCAGCACCTGCTCTGCAAAAAAGTAGTCGTCCCAATCGCTGATCGGCGTGGAGTCCAGCCGCTGCGTCTGGTCGTAGACCACGACTACGCCGTCCAGCATGCGGACCCGCACCGTATCGCCAACGCCTGCAATGACCGCCGCCGCGTCCACGCGCACGCCAGGCGTGATGCTCACGACGATGGAGCCTGTCGCTGTGCTGGACGTGGAGACGCTGCCGTCGAACATCGCCCAGCGATTCGTGGGGCCGACATCCAGCCACCAAGTCACTGATGCAGCCGCGCCCGGCGTCTTGTTCAGGTTGCTGGCCTGCAGGCTCTCGTAGATGCGCCGCTGGTAGATCACGCGCGCCGCCAGGGCGTAGGTCGTGGCTGCGTTGTAGGTCGCGTACTCGGTCTCAGCGATGCTGCTGCTGGTCAGCATGGCTGCGGTGACGGTGACGGGGGCTAGGACATTCATGCGCGCACCTCGGGCTGCCCGTCGATTTCCCACTGATCCAGAATCCGCGCGGTCTTGGCATTCGACACGGCGCTCGCATCGGCAGCAGCCTGCATGCGCGCGAAGTCATCGCGCAGTGCCCTGATTTCCGCCACCAGCGCCTCTTCGCGCCCCCGGCCTTCCATGATCCGCATCAGCGCCGCGTTGTCGGCAGCCGGGATGATTCGCTCGCCCTCGTGGACCTGAGCGAGCATGTCTGACGGGACATAGTTGGTGCCCTGCGCAAAAGCTGGCAGGCCGTTGCTCAGTGCCCACTTCAAGGACGTTCCCGGCTCGAAGCCCAACAGGCCATCCAAGCTCTGCGAGTCAATGCCCTCAGCCACCGCGCGCCGGTAGAGGCTTGCGATGTCGCCGCTCTGGACCGCCTGCGCCGCGAATGCCTGCGCCTCCAAGCCCGTGAATCGGGACTGCAAGCCCTCAATCAAAAAGTCGCCCGCGTTGCCGCCGGCAGGCCGCACACCGACCGCACCGCCGGCTGCGCGATAGACCTCTGAGTCACCCGAGCGAAGCACCTGATTGGTGACGCCGCCGCTGCCCGTTGCCGATGCCACAGCGGCCAGCGACTGCTCAAGCGCCGCAATGGCGCTGGCCACCGTCAGCACGCTTGAATTGATCCCGGTCAGGGCGCGGTACTGCCGCTCTGCCGTTTCCAGTTGGTCGTCCAGCAGCGCAATCTGCGCGTCACGGCCCTTGCCGATTTCGGTGATGGCTTCCTGAATCTTGGCAAGCTCGGCCTCTTGCCGCGCCTGCGCTTGAGTCAGTTGGTTCTGCGCCGCGCTGGCAAGGTCGCCCACCAGCGCCGCGTTGCGCAGCGAGTCGCGCCGGAAGTCAAGCGATGAAGCGAAGGCCGACGAGTCCGAGCGACCCACCAGCGACGCGGCAGACTGCACCGCGTCCACGTTGATTGGCCCACCAGCGCGCGAGATGGCAAGCTGCGCCTCAAGCGTGGCCACGGCGCTGCGTCGCGCCTGCTCGGGGTTCAGCCCGTCAAGGATGGCCGATGCGGTGCCGCGCAGCGACTCCACCAGGCCGCCGAGACTGCGCGAGACATCCTCGAATGCGCTGCGCGCCGCGTCGGCCTGCTGCTCAAGCGTGCCGATGGAATCGTCGGCCTGCGACGCAATGCGGCGACGCTCTTCCTCGACGGCTCGCTCAACGTCGGCGAAGGCCCCGGTCGCGCCCTGAATGGCGCTCTTGATGCCCTGCTCAATGGCCCGGCCCAGGTCCGCCTGCGCCCGTGCAGCATCGTCGGCGGCTTGAGTCGCCAGCTTCGTCGCCTCTGCTGCCGAAGCTGCTGCGGCCTGCTCGTCAATCAGTATGTTGATGCGCTCTTGAATCTTGCGGTTCGCCGGGTCAAGTGCCTCAAGCTCGCGCCTGCGAAGCTCTGCCGTGTTGCCCAGCAGTTGCAGTTCACGCCCCTCAAGCCCAAACCGCTCTGACGCTATGGCATTGGCCGTGGCCGTGGCTGCCGCAGAGGCCGAGTCCTTGAGCCCTGCCAGCGCGCTGGCCGCCTGCACCACCGCCACCTTTGCAGCATCACTGTTGCTGGCCACGCCGACGAAGGCGGTAGCAAACGCAAAGATGTCTGCTTTGCTCGCCCCCAGGATGTCGCTCAAACTCACATTGACGCCGGCTTCGCCCAGGCTGCCCGCAATTTCTGCGTAGGCGTTCTGCGCAATCTGATCGGCGCTAAGGAACTTCGGCAGGGCGTCGGCGATGGCCGACTGCAATTGCCCCGCAATCTTGCTCGCCGCCTCTTCGGCGGATTGCTGGTCCCTCAGACCATTGATTCGGTCATACAGTGCACGGTTCGTTTTGTCCAGGGCCGCGCGCTCAAGGTCACGAATCTTGGCTGTCTCGCCCAACAGCTCCAGTTCCTGCCGCTCAAGTCCGGCGCGCTCCGATGCAATGGTATTTGCGTCTGCAATCGCTTCCTGCTCGTCAATCAGTATGTTGATGCGCTCTTGAATCTCGCGGTTCGCCGGGTCAAGTGCCTCAAGCTCGCGCCTGCGAAGCTCTGTCGTGTTGCCCAGCAGTTGCAGTTCACGCCCCTCAAGCCCAAACCGCTCCGATGCGATGGCATCAGCCTTGATCTTTGCCTCAGCGGCGGCGGCTTGCTCGTCTTTGAGGGCGTTCACGCGGTTGTAAAGGTCGCGGTTTGACTGATCAAGCGTGGCGCGCTCGCGATCCCTAAGCGATGTCGTGTCGCCAAGCAATTGCAGCCGCTGCGTTTCGAGGTTGTAACCCTCTTTGGCGATGTCGGCCTCGCTGCGCCTGATGGCCACCGCCTGCTGGGTCAGGGGGTTCAGTTCCGCAAAAGCGCCCGACAGGTTCAGCAGGGTTGCGTACTGCTTCGCGCCGGCCTCGGTCGTCAGGTCCAGCCCTTCCACCAGACTGCGGTATGCGTCACGCGACGACGGCACCGCTAGGCCGACATCCGCAAGCGCCGCGCTCAGGCTGATGGTGGCGTTTGCGGTGCGCTCGGCGTCGCTGAAGAACTGTTCGTAGTAGGTGTTCGCCGCGCTTTGCAGCCGGTCGAATCCGCCCACGGCCTCCGCGATGCCCAGCACGCTGTCGGCACTCAGCCCGGCCAGCTTGGCAAAGCTGCCGCCCAGCGGCTCGAATGCGTCCTGCACAGTGGCGATGGCGTCAACGGTGGTCTTCAGCGTGTCCGAAAACGCCTTCAGTTCGTCCAGCGTTGCGCCTTCGCCCAGTTTGGCGAGTTGGTCCCGCGCGAACTTCGGCAAGTCGGCGGCCTCAAGGGCTGCGCGCGTGACCTTGGCAACTTCGGCCGCGAACTCTTCCAGCCCCCGCTGCGGATCGGCAGAGAACCGGCGATCATCTCCGCCGCTGGTCGGGGTTGTCGGGGCTGCGTCGCCCACGAAGCCAGTCACCGTGCCCGATTGCGACAAGATGAACTGGCCGAACGCATCGCGCTTGCCATCGGTGGCGAACTTCGCAGTGGCGTCTGTGGCCCGGCCAGTCACAGCTTCGATGGCCCCGGTGGATGCCTCGACAATCGCCCGCAGCGCCGAATCGACGCTACTGTTCAGGTTCCGCGCGAAGGTGCTTTCATCGTCGCGCAGGGTCAGCAGGCGACCGGACGTGTCGCTCACCACGCTGCCTGCACCCTGGCTGCCGGCGCTGCCTCTTGCGGCCTTGTCGATGGCAGAGCCGATCAGGTTGCCGATGGCTGCGCCCTGCGGCCCAAAGAAGGCCGCTCCTGCTGCCGTGCCGATGGCTGCGCCAAACTGCTTGTTTGCGGCAGCATCAAGCGCCACAAGGTAGGAGGTTGCCTCTGCCAGCTTGGTGTTGCCGCCAAAGGCTGAGCCTGATGCGCCCGGAGTGCTGGGCTTGGAGCCAGGCAGCAAGTCCCCCAAGCCACCCTTGACAACAGCTTCAATGCCCGGCTTCAGCACCAGCGTCTTGAAGATGTTCTTCACCGTGTCGGCGAAGTTCTCCGCAATGCCCTTGCCCGACTCGAATCCGCGCAACAGCGAGTCCGTCAGAGCCGACTCGATCTGCTGTGCCGCGCGCTCCCACTCTTTGGCCGCCTCTTTGGCCGCCTTGTTGCTGGCGTCGGTGAGATCCTTGTTCTCTTGCCCAGCAGTCAGCGCACGCCGGGCCGTTGCCGCCGCGCGCAGTTGCGCCGCAAGGTTGCGGTATGCCTCCGCTTCGGCTTCAGTGACCGCCGTCCACAGCGCCGCGCTGTCTGCCGCTGCGGCTTGGTCGTCCAGGCGCAGCGCGATGCGATCCGCGATGGCTTGCTTGCCCAGCGTCAATTCGACAATCTGATCTTGCAGGGCCTGCGTCTCGCGCGCCGCCGCTTCGATGCTCTTCTCGACGGACTGGATGTTGCGCTCTTGCGCCTTCGCGGCCTCTTCGATAGCCTTGTTCGCCAGCTTGCGCGCCTCTTCCTCGTCCCTGGCTGCGCGAACCGCGAAAGGCTGCAAGGCAACCAAGTCGCGCAGGGCCTCGCCGTACTGCTCAAGGCTTATATCGCCGCGCTTCAGCAGGCGATCCAGCGTTTCCAACTCTTCGTTGTAGGTGCTGCTTATGCCGACCAGCTTGTTCAGGAGGTCGATTTCCTCGTTGCGCTCGCGGTTGCCGTTGCCCTTGCCTGTCTTCGGCGCGTACTTTTCTTCGATCTTCGCAATGAGATTCTTGGCCTCAAGCTCCGAGAGCGCGTCAGCCAAACGCAGCCGGTCAACCTGCCGAATCTCATCCTTCTTCTTCTTCTCGGCGTCGTAGTACTTCTCTTTGAGCTTCAGGGCCTCAGTTGTGTCGCGCGACAACTGGACTGATGCCGCCTCAGCAGCAGCCGACTCGTTCCGCAGCAAGATGGCGCGCGAAAGCAGGCGAATCTGCTCGCGCAGCCCGTCGTTCTGGCTGCCCAGCCCGGGAATTTTGGCCTCCCCACGGCCCAGCGACTCGTTCATCGCCAGCAGCTTCTGCATGCCCTCAAGTTGCGCGCCCAGCGTGTCGGCGCGGCCAATTCCAAGCACGAAGTCAACCGCTTCTTTGGTGGCAGTCTTGATGCCAAGCCACGCACTCTCAATCAGCCCCAGGTTCTTGAGCAGCGCCGGTGCCCGATCCTCCAGCGACTGCGCGTAGGCTTCCTGTGCCACGCGCGCAGCATCCACCGTGCGGCCTTGTTCCTCAAGAGCCTTGATCTGCCCAAGCACGCCGGCCGTGAATGCGCCCGTGGCCTCGTTCAGTTTCACGGCTGCGTCGAATGGCGACTTGCCAAGCTCTGCAAACGCTTTCGCCGTCTCGTCGGCAGCCGGCCCGCCCACGCGCTCCATCTCCAGCGCCGCCGCCGTGAATCGGGCCAGGCTGCCAGCGCCGACCCGGCCGGATGCCGCGATCTGGTTGAGCACTTCAGCCGCGCGCCCCGTGGTGCCCGCGCCGGCCTTGTCAACCGCCGCCGCCATGTCCGAGAGTTGCCCCGCCGTCACGCCCGCAGCGTTGCCCGTCAGGATCAGCGTCTTTTGGAATTGCTCGGCCTCGCTCGCGCCCTTCAGGTACGCAAAGCCCAGCCCGGCCAGTGCGCCAACAGCGCCGCCGATGGCCAGCCGCAGCGGGGTGAACACAGCGCCAAGCTCGCGCACTGCGTTGCCGATCCCGCCGAACGAATCCTTGATCTGACCGCCCTGCTGGATGAACACCAGCAGCGGGTTCTGGCCTCCCGCCAGCGACGTGAACACGTCCGTGAACTGCGCGGGCAGTTGCGCGATGGCCTGCCGCGTCTGGCCGGCGCTGATGCCGATCTTCTGCGTGGCGCGGGCCTGCTCTTCCAGCTTGGCAATGTAGGCCGATGCCTGCACCGTCAGGCCCCGCTCGGCGGCCTGCACCTTCAGCAGCGCGGCTTCCTGAAGCTGAAGCTCTGCCACGGTCTTGCCGATGGCGTTGGTGCGGCTGGCCAGTCCGTTGATGAACGATTGGTCGCTGGCCGCTTTCTGCTCTGCCGCAACGCGCGATTCAACCGTCCGCTTCAGCCTCTCGTTGGCCTGAATGAACGGTTCGATGGCCTCTCCGTTCAAGCCCTTCTGAGCGTTGACGAAGCGGCGATACCCGCTCTCCGACAGGGCAAGCGCAGCGTTCCGGCGCTCGAACGCGAGGATTTCGCGCTTGGTAGCCGCGTCTACTTCGTCCGCGCCCTTCTTCGCCGTCTCGCCCGGCTTGCCGGTGGCCTCGCCAGCGCGGCCCATGCTGCCCACAACAGCCCGCTCAAACTCTGCGGCCTTGACCTCCATGCCACGAAGGACGACGGACAGTTCATCGTCGGCCGAAACTACGAATGTGGCGCGGCCGGCGACTTCTTCATTCATGGGCTAGTCCTTCTTGTGGATTTCTTCAAGCGCCGCGCCTTCCAAGACCCGGAGGTCATGAAACACGTCATCTCGCTGTTCGGGCGGAACCTTCAGGCGTCGCCATAGTTCGGGCAGCACGCTGTAGTCCATGCCGGTCGGGCCGTTCACGCCGGTGCGCCACTGCGTCTGCATGCAGATGAACAGCCGCAGGGCGGGCTTGTTGTCGGGCCAGATGACGACGGGGGGAAAGTCGCCCAGGTCGAAGCCGAAGGCTTCAAGAGACTTCAGTTCCTGCTCGCTGGGCGCTTTTTGGTACAGCGCGCGCCCAGCGTCCTTCAGTTTCCCAAGCGGCCCTTCGCCATCGCCTCGCGGTAGGCTTCGGAGATGGCGGCCGGTGCCGGCTGGTACTTGTTGAACAGCTTGGTCAGGTTGGCTTCGTTGAACTCGAAGCCCTCCACATCCCAGCCCCGCGCGATTTCCAGCACTGCTGCGACATCGTTCGCCAGGTCGTCGCGCACTTGCTGCACGAGGTCCGGCGCAGGCGGCAGCGCCTTGGTGTCCGCCGGCTCATCGGCGCTCACCGAGTCCGCCTCGGCCTTCTTGTCCAGAGTCTGCTGATACCGGGCGCGGGCTTCAGCGATGCGCGCGTTGCCCATCTCGGCCAGTTGCTCGCGGGTGTAGTGCGCGAAGGTGAAGGTGATTTCCAGCGCCGTGCCGTTGGCCGTGGGAATCTTCACCAACACGGGGAATGTGATTTCCTCGACCGAATCCAGGTCGATTTTTTGCTTCTGCTTCGTTGCCACGTCGAATCCTTATCTGGGTGAAAAAAGCCGCCTGAGACGAACCCAGGCGGCATCAAGGACGGTCAGGAAGACCGTCATGGCAATCGCCGATCAGTAGGTGATGAGGTTGCCTTGCGCCAGGAACTGCGCATTCAGCACGTCGGCCTGGCCGTTCTGCTGCGTGGCCGCTTCGGTCACGATGAAGTAGCCATAGCCGTAGGTGGCGCGGCCGTTGGGCTTCACGGACTTGTAGGCCACCAGCGTCTGCGAGCGGCTGATGTCCAGCAGCGTCGGCAGGGTGGACAGCGTGGGGTCATCGCCCAGCGTCATGCCGATGGTGTACGGGTTCGAGCCGTCCGGCAGCACGATGGCGCGCTGCGCGGCAATCGGGTCCACCGTGATCGTCTTCAGGTCGCCGCCGCTCGGGTTGATCGTGAGCACCTGCGGAATCTCGATCCAGGTGCTGATCTTTTGCGTGGTGCCGACACCGCTGCCCGCCGCGTAGCGCGTCGTGCTGGTGGAGTTCAGGCCCTTCAGGCTGAACGTGTCGGTGGTCAGTTGATCGGCGCGGTAGACCGAGTTGCTGGCCAGGCCCCAGCCGCCGATGTACAGCAGCTCGTCGTCATCGGCATAGCCGTGCGACGTGTTGGTGGCAACGGCCGGGTTGGCGTTGGTGACGGCGGACAGCGTGCGCGCCGCAGCGAAGGTCTGGGAGACGAAGTACTGCGTACCGCGCGGGGATGAATAAGCCATGATTTGCCTTTCAAGTACGAAAAAGGCCGCCTCTCGGCAGCCGGGTTTGCGCCCTCATCGGGCAAACGAAAGGGGCCTGCGCTTTTCAGCGAGGCCCCTTGCTGGGATTGGTCAGGCGGTCAGCCGTACCAGAAATCGAAGTCTTGTTGCGCGCCGCGCGTCTGCGTGGTGTCGTCCGTGCGAGCCATCAGCGCGCCGATGGGCCGGGCCTGCGTCGGGCTGGGCCTCAGCGCCTCTTCAATCGAGCGCATCAGGTCGTTGGCTTCGACGCGCGAGCGGTGCCATGCGTTGACCTGTATGCGCGCGTTGCGCAGGTTCACGGCAGTGCCTGCGATGGGGTTGACTGCGGAACCGCCCACCTGCTGGTAGGTGACGTAGGGCAGCGCGGTGCCCTGCGGCGCAAAGTCGGGATAGCAGCGCCCGCCGACCATCGGGCCGATGACGCCTGTGATGGTGGTTTCGATGCTCATGTCATGGCTCGCATGGATGCGGCGAAGGCAAGCCGCATGGCCTCAATCGACTCGGGAATCTTCGCGGCGCTCGGGCGGATGTAGGGGTGCGCCGGCACCCATGCGGGCTGCGGCAGCGCGCCGGGCAGATCGTGGACGGCGCGCCAGTTGCCGGGCGGGCTCTTGATCTTGCTCTTGGGGTTTGACTTGCTCTTCTGGAAGAAGCCGTTGGCGCTTGTGTTGTATCGCCAGTGCCCGAACTCCACGTTGTACCAATGCGGGGCATATTTCTTGTTCGGGCCAACGTAGTAGGTCTGCCGGGCGGGCGTCGATGACTTCGCATAGAAGCGGTCCATCGAGTCGCGCAGCGTGCCGGTCTTGACCGGGGCGCGCAGCCGCAGTTCGTCGTACAGCACCGTTGCGCCGGCAAAGGCCGCGTCTTGCAGAGCAAACCGCGCCGCCGCTTGCAAGTCCTTCAGGCCACCAACCATCGACAACTTCAGCCGCGCGGTGACGTTGCCGTTTTTGCCCTGCCACACGCGAAGGTTGCTCACTGCACGCCCCCCACTTGGCACACCAAGTCAACGAAGTCGCGGTCTTGCAGGTCGGGCAGTACCTGCTTGATGTCCCACACGCGCGTGACGCCGGACAGCGTTTCTTCAACCCGCATGGCCGGCGTGATGCCCGTCCGCCACCGGATGCGCCATGAGCATGAGGACGTGCTGACCTCGACGCCAGCCTCTTGCCGCTCGGCGCGGATGACGCCCATGCCGTTCGTTGCCATGTAGTGCGCCCGCGCGGTGCACACCACCGTCCACTGCGCCGGGTCGCTGATGGGCTGGCCAGCCGCATCCTGGCCCGTTGGCGGGGCCTTGATCGTGATGACTCGGCGCAGGTTGCCGGCAGCAGACTTCATGGCCACACCACCGCGCGATCCAGCAGGCGATCCGTGAACCCGCCCGGCAGTTCGGCCAGCGACACACCAGCGGCGATCTGCTCGCGGAACTTGTACAGCGTGCCGATGCGCAGCTTCATCCACGCCTTGACGGCCTGCGGCACTGCGGTTGCGTCGCCGTAGCCGCAAGTGAACCGCACACGCACCGCACCCACCGCGTCAACGTGCGTCGTGGGCCATGTCGTGCCCAGCGCGGGGTAGACATGGCCGGGCGGCTCGTCGGTGTTCAACACATAGGCCGATGGGTCCAGGGTCTGCTGTGCGCCGGCCCCGTCGATGTACTTCAACGAGACGAGGGAAAGCGGCATGGCCTTCAGTTCGATCTGCTGACCGCGCTGGCCGTAGCCGCAGGGGAACCGGTCAAGCACGCGCTCCCAGGTCTGAGAAATCAGCGCCCGGTTGCTCAGGTGTTCAGCCTGCTCGCGCGCCGCAGTGATGATTGACATCAGCAGGTTGTCGTCTTCGGTCAGGTCCGCATCGACGTTGCACTGCTCTTTGGCTTCAATGAGCGTGATGGGCTCAAACGTCGGGGCGATGATGAGCTTGAGTGTCATGGCTTACCAGTACCCGCCGATTTCGACGGTGATCTCTGCCGTGGTTGCGACGTTAGTAG